ACGGTCCCAGCTCCCGCGTATAGGCATAGAGCTCGCACGCATCCACCGCAAACGACGCTGGGACACTGTCCCGAGTCGGGCCACCGATCGCTAACCGCACTTCGCGCCCTTCGACCGATTACACCGCCGATGCGCCAGTTGCACGTTCGCATACGCATGTAACCCGCCTCGCAAGATCGGAATCACATGATCGATTTCCCACTGGCTCATCGGGTCAACTGGCTCCGAGCAAATACCGCACATGCCTTGGTCACGGTCGAAGACGACACGCGGATCCACGGCTTCCACAAAGACTTCCCGTTCAATCGCTCGCCGCTTCGCATCTTGCTTTCGCGCTAATGCCCGCGCATGTTCGGGATGCTCTCGCATCCATTTCGCGGTCCTAGCGACTGCCTTTGCCCGTTGTTCGGGACTCGATCGCCATTGCGCTTTCTTCCGTCTGACCGCGTCGAGATTTGCCGTGCGCCACTCCGTTTGTTTACGTCGCGCCGCTTCCGGATTAGCTGCACGTTTCAAGCGCCGACTGGCGTTCCGTTTCTCTTTCTGTCTCGTCCATTCAGCTTTGCGCTGAAAGAGATATTGCTCTCTATCTAGCAGTAACCGCTTCGCTTTAACTTGCGCGCGTCGTGCCGCTCGATGCTTCTGATAATCCGCTCTCATCGCGGCAATCGCTTTGTCACGATGTGCGGCGTAATGCTTTTTGCTCTGCGCACGTCCTTGCGCTAACACTCGCTCACGATGTCGCGCTCGATACCGAGCCGTCTTTTCTCGATTGCGTGCCTTGCGTTCGTCGTTGGTCATCTGCTTTTCCTCCTACAGAAAAGCTCCTAGCAAATCGTGCTCGGCAACCCGCTAGGAAACGGGGATTCGGGAATGACCCTAGCCGAGCACGCTGTAACTCGTTGAGTATACGCTAGTTATGTTCCATTGTAAGGTGAGGCGGTCGTTACGTACGTGACAGCGGTACTTCTGGCTCTGACCCAGGTAATAAAACGTTCTGCTTTCAAGCCCACGAGATTTCTTTGCCAAAGCGAAAGGTACACCGTCGTCGCGTCGACGGTGTCCGTCGGTGCGGAATCCATTTGAACGCTCGCTTCGCGTGACACATCGATGCGCACGCCGCCTTCATCCGCATACAGAATCGACGGCGCATGCAAGAGGATGATGCGCAGCCCGACGTTGTTGCTGATGACAACAGGAATACCCATCAACCGTTGGCCGGATTCGCCGGTAAAGCCAGGGAAGAGCGGTTGCCCGAGCGCATTGACCGAGAGGCCCAGCCCGAACGCATTCGATTCGTTCATGAGCCAGACCGATTCCCCGAGCGAATAATTTGCCGTCACGAAGACATTGACGCGCGAGGAAAGATCAACTTTCGCCGCGGCACTCGTCACGCCGCTCGAGGCAATCGTCGCCGCGCCGTTGGTGATACTGGCCGGATTGACGCCGACCGACACCGCGACGGTCGGATCGACGAATTGGATATCGAGAAACGCGCCCATCCCCTGAATCATCTCGTTCCGGACGAGCCCTTCCGCGGACGGCGTCGAGAGTCGCACGAGTTCTTCTGAGAGCACGATGATCCCGGCCGCCTTGTTGAAGCCGAGCGTCACGGTCGCGTAGTCGGCTTTTGTGACTGGCTTCGGTTTGTTTTGTCCGACCCATCCGTACGTGCCGCCCGTCGTCTGACTCGGAATCGAAATATTGAACGGGACTTGTTTCAGACCTGGCACGCGCCCGAGCAATGTCTTTGGCCTGAGGAGGTCGAGGAATTCATCGACGAGTGGTTGCGTGACCACTAAAGGACCGGCCCAAGTGGAATCGGTGCTAGTTCCGACAGCCACTGCCGCGCGAACCATGAGTTCAACTTCGGGTGTGCTGTCATGCCAGCCCTTCGCGCGCTCAATGGCTTTGTAGGAATCGCCGCCGCTCGACGCGATCGCCATACACATCCGCGTGAACGCTGTGCCCTTCGGGAGCATCGAGCGGACTTGAATCACCGGCGTCGTGCTCGATTCGCCACCGCGCAACGCCGAGGCTTGCACCGGATTCGCCGTCGTCGTGATCGGCGTGGCCGTCAGGATTTGCATCTTCTCCATGTCGCGGAGGTCTTTCAGTTCGAGGTCGCAGGCTTTGACCTCGTTCGTGAGTTCGTCGTACTTCTCGCGCTCGGTGTCATCTTTCGAGCGCCCTTCGTCGAGGACTTTCTTTTGAATCTCTTGAGCCGCGGCGAGGCTGGCCGCGCGCTTGGATTCAAAGGCCGTAATTTGTTCAACTGTGGTCATAGCGTGCGCGGCTTTCTGCCCGCGCTGCGGAAGGGGAATGCCCGAGGGTCCGGGCGCGTTAGGGCCGGGTGCGGCCACGTCGAAGGCTTTGACGGAGGTGATCGTCGCCGCGGAATTGGCTGGAACAGTGACCAGCGATAATTCAGCCACGAGCGTTTTCAGGAAATGCAGACCGCCACCTTTGAGCGGCTTGACCCAATCCGGCATCGCGCGAAACCCAATCGAGGCACCACGAATGAGCCCGGCTTTCAGCGAATGCCAGGCTTCATCCACACGATCTTTGACCCGTCCCGGTTCCTCAATGTGTGGCAACGAGGCCGTAAACGTGATCCCGCTGGCTGTCGGTGGATCGAAATTCACCGTGCCGACGGGTTGCTTGGCGTCGTGGTGAAGGAGAAGCGGGAGGGGATTCGTAAAACTGACGCCGAGCGGCTCGATAATGTCGCCGAGGCGATCTGTATCGGGTGTGGTCGCAACGCCGCGAATTTCACGGCGATCAACGTCGATAGATTTGACGGTGAGTAGGCAATACGCGCGATCAGTCACGCGCCTAGCCTAGAAGGAATCTAGAAACTGAGTATTTTAGTAATAGGAAAACAGAAAAGGGCGTGAAGGTTGCCCCTCACGCCCCTTATATTGCCGGCCACGCCGAATCAAATCATGCCGTGTCGCAACTCATCGAATCTTGTCATGCCGGCTCATGTTGTGCCACGCCTGCCTTGTCTAGTCGCGTCTCGCCTGTTCCATGTCAAGCCGTCGCTCACCTAGCCGAGTCGCTCCGGCCACGCCTTACGCTGCCTAGTCAGCCTCGCCAGATCTCATCAGACCATGCCCGGTCGTATTCGGCCAGATCGCGCCTCATCTTGATGCGTCTGACCTCGCCAGACCTGCCACGTCATATCGAGCCGGATCACATCACGCCAAAACTCCCAAATCCCACCTCACCGCGCCTGCCGTGTCTCGCCGGATCTGGAAGTGCCTGTCCCAGTCTCATCCCATCACGCCTAGCCTGCCGCGTCTTTGTCCCGCCTTGCCGTGTCCCGTCAGATCCGACCACCGCCTTTACGCCGCTTGCGAACTCAGGGCTTTCACTAAACCCAAAATCGTTTCGATCAACACATCGACTTCATTCGAGAGTCCGAGCGGGAGCGCAATATCGCGCGCCCGCTGCACATGACCGGCCGCGGTCCGCAACGTATAAATTAGTGCCTCGCGCGCTTGTTGCGGATCGCTCCGTAACGCATGGATGGATCGATAGCCCTGATCGCCTGCCGCTTCTGGGTCACGGATATATACCGGACTGCGGATCGTCATCGTCTCATTCGTCACCATGACTTCGACCGAGCCGATCACATCCCGCGCGATCGCCAGCCAATGGGCCATCGCGGCTTTCTTGACGTCCCACGGAAAGATCGCATGGAGCGGGGACCGTTTGTTCTTCGCATCTGCGACCACGATGGAAGGCGTCAATACTCCGCGTTGATCCTCGAGCGTTTTGATGTGCGCGATTTGTCGTTGGGTGAGTTTCATGCCACCCCCTGCAATGAGCGGCTCGAGAGCGTCTCTTGATACCAGCTCAGAAGTTCTGTCGTCTCGTCGTCATAACAGACTGGCGTCTCGAGCGCGGCGATCTGTGCCGCCCGTCCGCCTTCTTTGACGATGCGTTTAAAAATGGCATCCTCCGGTTTCACGATCCGGAATTGCCCATAGTTGCCGGACCCTTTCCCCGGTCGCCAATCGCCGACGCCGATCGTGATACCAGCTGCAGCCAATAAATTGGCCACCGCTTGCACACGAATCAACGGTCGGACGAAGGTCACGCGCACCCGACAGGCCCATTCCTTCAGGGCCGCCCGGCTGCGCACATCAGGAGTTCTGTTCATATCAGCCGACCGAACGATATCCATCTTCAATTTCGGCAGGCCGTAGATCTCGATCATTTCGCCTTCGACGTAGGTCAGGCGGCCGATCTGTGCTTTCTTCGCGCCCGGCATATCGAGCGCCGATTCCCGGAGCGCCCCCTTGAAGGCCGTCGCCAAAATCGCGAGGTAGGTGAGGTGTGATGGATCCTTCAGCGTGTATGCGGAGGCGCGGAATTCTTCGAGCGGATTGTGTTTGAGGGTCGTGGCTTTCTCGATGGCGCTCTTGCGGCCTTTCGGGAGCAAGAGTTCATGCTTCGCTTTTTCGCTCATCCGATTCAGAATGAGTGGGCTCGTGCCGAGAATGCAGCACTCGAGCGTCTGTGTCGTGACTTCCAGGATTTCCGAGATCTCTGTGGATGGCGACGCGGGCGTAGACTTGGATTTAGCCATGCGTGTGGAGTCCTTGGCTCCGTAACGTGGTGAGAGGTTGATCGGCGCACCATACGTCGATCAGCCTCGTTACCTTACTGTACGTGGCAGATTATTTCAACTTCAGATGCAGCAATTCGCGGACGGTGGCCGACACGCTCTGATCCCGTTTCTCGGCGAGGCGAATCAGGCGGTCGTGGTAACTCTGCGAGACCCAGACACTGAGGGTACTGCCCGGTTGGTCGGCTTTGGGCCGTCCGCGGGGGACGGGTGCGGGATCCTGGGGATCGCGGCTCATCGCGGCAACACGAACAACTGAAACGCGGGCGGTTTGTCGACGGTGTGCCGGTTCATCTGATCAATCGCCATGATCAGCGCCGTCACGCCATCAATCCGTTCGGTGCTGATTTTCTTCGACGGTTTGAGATTCCCCATCGCATCGGTTTCGACCGACACGTTACTAACGCACCAGCGCAAGACGGGGTGCCCATCATGACGAAGGGCCTTCGAGAGAATCGCCGCCTCGAGGGCCTTCGTCGGCGCCGAGAGCGAATTAAATCCCTGACGCATCGCGGTGCAGGTAAAGCCGTCTTGTTCATAGAGCCGGGTGATGAGATCGGTCGCATTCCACGGGTCGAAGGCGATG